TCCTTTAAGATGGGGTTAATACACTACGAATAATAATACTATTTTACGACTTTTCAAGAGTTTTTACTAGATTTATTGCCGCCAACTTGATCAATTTCTGCAAATTCACCAATAATAAATTTTTCGGCATCTTCCTTGGTTCTTAAAATAAAAACAGGGCCACCTTTCCAATCATCAGCAAATTTTTGCTGTGATTTACTAAGTCCTTTTTTGCCATAAGCGGTATTAGGATTCTTGATTTCCACAAGATGCCATGCTTCCATGTGCCAAACCAGCAAATCAGGGAATCCTTGCATTAATTTTGATGTATCTTTAACCACTACTCCCCCTTTTTCTAATATTTCTACCAATTCATTATGGTTGGCATCTTTTTTAGCGTTATGTCGCAAAGCTTCATTCCCTTCAACATCCCTACAAGCCATTGAACAATATTTTCTTGTTTTGTTGTAATTTTTATATTCTTTATTACAAACTTTGCATATTCTAATCCCTGCATTTGAAAAATTAGGGTTATTAGCCCCTAAAAGCTGCACTTTGTATGCAATAGACATACATGATTTGCTGCAATATATTTGCCTTTTTAAATGAGCTGTAGCAACCTTTTGAACTTTACATATTTTGCAAGCCCAAATTTCTACAACCCTTTTAGCATAAGTCATTGAATTTTTATAATAATCAGTTAGTATTTGATAACTTTACACCAAAAGGTATATCAATGGCTGGTTATCACTTATCAGATGAAGAATGGATTGCGGAGTGGAAAAAGATTGGCAGTCCGCAAAAGTTTGCAGCAGTTCACAAACTAGATGTAAGGTCTATTTATAACCGCAGAAGGTCAATAGAAACAAGGCTTGGTATTGAATTACCATCATTTAATGACCAGAGGGTAAGCGTTGCAAAGAAAATAGAACAAACGGAAGGTCATACTAGACGGGGGTTTAATATTGAAAAAGGTAATGTTATCGTATTTAGCGATGCTCATTTTTGGCCTGACATCACTACTACTGCTTTTAAGGCTTTGCTGGAGTCAATTAAAGAGTTCAAACCCACAGCCATTATTTGCAATGGTGACGCTTTTGATGGTGCTGGTATCAGCCGCCATCCAAGGATGGATTTTGATAAGCTTCCGACAGTAAAAGAAGAATTAGAAGCTTGTCAACATTATCTAGGAGAAATAGAAAATGTCGCAAAAGGAGCAAAGTTATATTGGCCTTTGGGGAATCACGATATGCGTTTTACTAGCAACGTGGTTAATTTTTTGCCTGCTTTTGAAGGTGTACCAGGCACTAGCTTAAAAGAGTATTTTCCTAAATGGCAGCCTTGCTGGTCTGTGTGGATCAATGAAGATGTATGCGTTAAGCATCGTTGGAAAGGTGGCTGGACAGGCGGCAGAAACAACGCTGTTAATTCTGGTGTATCTATGGTTACTGGGCATACTCATGTTTTATCTAGTATTCCTTACAACGACTATAACGGCACACGCTATGGGGTACAGACAGGCACGTTAGCTGATCCGAATGGCCCACAGTTCAATTACACAGAGGACACGCCTAAAGATTGGAATAGTGGCTTTGTAATGCTTACCTTTGAACGCAGCAAACTATTGCAACCAGAGATGGTTAGGGTGTTTGGTGAGGATGAGATAGAGTTTCGTGGCAAAATTCATGCAGTATGAAAGCATGATGGCATGAAAATAACTCCTAAAATCCTTGAAGGCATTTATCTAACATTAGCTAAATGCGATCCATTCTTAAAATGGGATTTGCCACCGAGTGAGCTATGTCGTTTTGATATTGTCGATGACCATAGCGTTATGGCTACCTATGAATTTGATGAGTCTTTAGCCAAGCCACATATATTTAGCATTTCTAAAGCAAGGTGTGGTCATTACGATACTGTGGTTCGCTCTATGGCGCATGAGATGATTCATTGTTCTCGTCACAGATCAGGTAAATGGACATTGCACGATGCCACCTTTAAGCGTAGAAAAATGCGTGTGGGGCTAGAGCTTGGTTTTGATGGACATGAACTTTAATTATCTATCAAATCATCTAAGTTAATACCACGCTTTTTTAATTCTTCTTTAATTTTACGCATTGCTCTTTCTATGATTTCAGATACAGCTTGATGGCTGATTCCTAATTCATCAGCAATCTTTCTTAAAGTTTTTTCTTCAGTCATTTACCGTTCCAAGCTTTTTTGAACTTGCTGTAATAACGCTTCCTCGGTTGTGCCGAATTTTCTTTCAAAAGCTTTTCTACCCATTCCGTGAATACCATTGTTTCCTCTGTGATGTTCAGGGCAGAGGGGGATAATGGGGCTTGTAGCACGGACACCAGCTCGTCTAATGTGGTGTATTTCGGCAGGGCTACCTTCATACCCAAGCACGGAACTGCACAATATACAACCGAGTCCGGCAACTCTTGCCATATAGTTCTTTTCACTTTTGGTCATTAATTAAATTGTTGTAATATTTATATCTCATATTTTCTGCAATAAATTTAGCATAATCAATATCATAGTATGAACCAAAATACATTTGTTTATTGTTAATTCTTAAATGAACTCGCCATTTGCAATCTTTTTTATTCCATATAACATTTCTGTAACCGCTTTTATTGTTTTTAAAAAGATTTCTATTTATTTGATTCTGTGATCTTGTAACTTCTCGCAAATTTTCAATTTTGTTGTTTGATGGATTTCTATCAATATGATCTATTGTATTTGGCATATATCCATAATGATAAAAAAAAACAATTTTGTGCGTAAAATATCTTATTGTATTTATCATTACCTTTTTATAACCACGTTGGTCATGCAAAGTGCCAGCTTCTTTTTTGGTTTTTTTATTGATTAAAATACCATCTTTATAATCAAACAAATCTAAAAGAATTTTTTGAGTAAGAGTAAAATCTTTTTTAGCCATAGCAATGTCCTGTATTGTGGTGGTTAGAAGCCCCTATTGGTTTGCCGACCTATAGGGGTTTTGTTTATCATATCACCTTAATGGACACTATGTTTACTAGCCCATGCTTCTAATTCTGTAGCTGTTTCTGTTATTTCACAAGCAATTAAATAAGCTTCTGTTTTACGATTTTTAAGAATAGAGTTTAAGAACGATTTAGTAAGTCTGTTAAGTTTAAGTAAATGCTCTGCGTAATCGTTCATTGAGTAATCCTATCTATTTGTCTGTTGTTTGCTTGTTCTGTGCGCCAGGCTTCAAAGCGCATCTTTGCGGCTTCTAATTGCCATTTTAACTTTTCTACTTGCTCTGTAGCTGATCCAATGGCCTTACATAGCTCTTGGTATTCAGGACTGCGAAAGGCTTCCATTTCTTTAGCAGCGATGGTAGCCCCATCCGCTTGCGCCATCTTGATTGCTTTAAGAGAATGTTTAAAGGCTTCGAGTTGTGCAAGTTCACCCTTGGCTTTCGCATAATCAGGAGCTTTTTGATAGATAAATTCAACCGAGTCGTGTGGGTCATAATTTTGTTTCATTTTAAATTTAGCCACAATCCAGTTTGACCAATAGCATAGCCAATCCATATAACTGCGTTAGCTGTAGCCCCCTTGTTAAATTGCAGTATTCCAGTAATTAAATACCCAATCCCTGTTGCTCCAACAATGTATTTTTCCAACATCCCCATTCCCCCCTATTGCCAAGTTTGTATTGCGTGTAAAAATCGTCTAGTAATACTTTACTAAAATTCTTGTCTGATATGTAATTTCTAAACCACTCTAAACCTTTTTTGTGGCGCAGATAACACAGGTATCGCACCCCACATTCATGCTTGTGCCTTGGATCGCAGTTCCCTTTGCTTAAGGACATATTCTCTCATTTCGTAATAGCTGCCAAAACGAGCTAATTTTGGGTCTTTACCGCACTCAATTCTGTAAGCTTCTTCAATTTGCTGGTTAGTTCCCAAAGGTAACTTTTTGCTACCTTTTGCTTCTAATACCAGCTCATCTTCCCAGCGTTCTTGATTTAGCCAAGTGCTAGCGTGAGGTATAAATTCTAATGCAGTTTCTTTAGCTTTCCAATATTGACAATGCTCATCTATTGCTTTAGCTGCTAAGAGTTGATCTTCTTCTGAAAGTTTCTGCCAAATTTTTCGTGCTGCTGCTTTTGCTACTTTTCTTGGATAAAGCATCCAAAATTCATCAAACATAAGTTCCCCCTTAGATTTAATTAATACCATAGTTACTTATACAACTAATAGACTTTAGAGTCTATCCCAAAAGGTTTGAGCACACCTAGCCTACCTAAGTGTGCCTTCAGAGTATCCCATTAAGGAATCGCTCACCCGTCAGTCTTGCGAGGCACAGGCACTAACTTCGCCACCTGTATTGCGCTATTTCAGCCTCTTACCCTTCTGGTAACGCTACTACCTTAGATCGCCACGATGTCGTTAGAGCCGCCAATCTAAGGGAAAAACAGTTTACTCTTTATTTTTTTGTTGATCAATGTAAAGTTTTAATATTGCTAGAAGCCCTTCTTGAACTAAAAGCGTTATAGCATCTTTGTCAAGGTGCAACAAGCAATCTGCTGAACCATCTTCATTTTCTCTTGTAATTTCTATTTCAAATTTCATTTTGTATTGCCACCAAACACTTGTGGTTCTAAATAAGTAATACGCTCACGCAACTGAGCAACTTCTTTATACAGAAAGTCTGCTCTAAGTTGCAATTCGTGTATTTGTTTGTCTGCTACTTCTAGCATTTCAATAAGCATCTGTTCTCTATTCATTACCATTCGCTTTCTTGCAACTCAGGCCAAATTATGTGCCAAGACTTAGGAAAAAGGTTTTTTCTGTTTACTAAACCATTGCTTTGACGTTCTATTTCAGCCGCCAAAAAACATATTTGAGCATAAGGAATACCTCTTTTAAGCCATTGAATGACCGCTGAATGGGTTATGTTGCATAAATGCGACACTTTTTTAGTTCCCCCTAGCAGTCCAATGATCTGCTCATCTGTAAAATTTGCTTTATTTGGAATCATTAACTGATGTTAACAAAAAAACAACAATAGATCAAATACTTTACAAATCATTTTTACTTATGTTAAAGTGTAATTATAGCAATTTCGCTATGTTATTTCGGGGGAACGAAATGGATGAATTAAGCCAAGTAATGACTGAGATGGAAGAACGCTTAGAAGTAGCTTTAGACAATATGGAGTTTGGCACAGACTTATCAGCCGATGATATAGATGTCATTCGTGCTGCTTGTGGCAAACCAAACAATAA